CTTTATCTTCTGCATTTTAACCTCCGATCTGAGCCGGTGAGTCACTGATATTGAGCTTGCTGTTGAGCCATTCTCTGCAAGCCGCTTCCGTTGTAAACATCGCCGTCGCTTCATAATGACCGGAGTTGTCCGCAAGACTCATGATTCTGCCAGTGATAGAAGGAGTCTGCCATTCTATGCTTTTGCCTTTTGTATTAGTCGATTCAGAAGGCAGCTGAAACTGTACCTTGTATAAAAGCGTCGCTTCATACATAAGCACATTGTTGATCTTTTTGGTCTTGTAATATCCGAGACCAACATACGGCGCAACGTCGTCCGCTTTCTTCTGTGTGACCTTGACGGCAGACTCACCAGTCCCTTCGGTCACGATAGTATGACCGAGAAGTGCAGCCTGGATCTCAGCATTGTCTGATATCTCTGTACCAAAGTCAGTAACACCAAGTTCAATAGTTCCTTCAGAGAACGATGAATCGTTTTCTGCTATTGCATCATCTCCATAGAGGGGATTGTCGTTTGAAGTGATGTTCTTGTTAGCAGACACTGCCTTTCCTATCACAAAACCTGTACCATATGTTGGCATAGCGCCGGAAGGTTCTGCTGTAATTGGTGCTGCTACAGGGTATTTAAGTCCTATTCTTGCCATTATTCTCATCCTTTCATATTATCATCGAAGACTCTTGCCATTGCTTTGTAGCAGTCAGTCTCCGCATTTTTCTGGATCTTATCAACAAATCTGTCACCACGGCGCTTACTTGTGCCGTAATTCAGTATATATGCCTTTTCAGCGTTCCTTACGCCTTTGCTGTCAGTTCCGAGCGGATACACTTCTCTTCTGCCCTTTCCTGTGACCGGAGCCGGAGCAACACTTTTCAGCATTTCTCCGCTGTCAATATGTCCAGCTTCCGATATACCTTCTTTCCAGTCCTCAGCAGCCGCTTCTGCACCGGCATCAAGCATGCGTTCAGTCAGATCGCCGCCCACAGCATTGGCAAGTCTGCCAAGTTCAGCTGTCAGTGCATCAAGCCCGGATGTTTTTATCCCATTTATACCACCTCGCAGGTCCATGCGTAATGCGTCAGCCTTGTATCTTCTTCATAGATAACTGTACGATCACTTAGAGATATCTCATCACAGTTCCCGAGAACCGCTGCTATACGCTCAGGTATTTCCGGATACTCCTCTTTTGTGAAATAATCGACCGCGATGATCGTTCCGCTCTCAGCTGTAGCATTGTCTCCTGAAAGTTTCATACCTCCAGTCTCATGCCATACAATGTACTCGGATTTTTTATGTGATTCAAAATGGAAGACATCACATCCCACTGTCAGCAGCAGTGCCTTAAAACTCTGTACCGTCATATGATTCCTCCGATCGTATAAGAGATAGTTTTGAACTTGGCGGCCGTGTTCCGCTGTCATGCTGGACCTGATTTATCATGTACCGCTTCCCGTTTATGACAGCAACATCCTGAGAAGATATATCTCTGTGCATCGGTAATCTTATGAGTTCTTCAAGCTGCGCATTCGCCTGCATAGCCTCATAGTGACGCTTGACACCTATAGTCTGATATTCAAATCTGACAGCCTGGTATTTCATACAAAGTCCTTCCTTTGGCATGTCACCGGGCAGAGCAATATTCCTTACGGAATAGATGTCCGCAACACCGTCATTGAATTGCAGGAACTCTTTATTCTCCATCATCAGATTCAGCCGCCTTTACGGAGTATTTCGCACGAAGAATTATCAGCTCCGCAGAGAAATTGTTTTTGAAGTCCTCCAGAGCATTACTGCGGATATACCGACAGCAGTCAAAGAGCAGCTGCTTGTCTGCTCCGTCCTCATATGTGAGTGTTGTGCCGGCATATCCGTTCAGTATCTGCTTCGCTCGTTCAAGTATGCCGGAGACCTTATCGTCTGTATTGGTGTCGTTCCACGTTATATCAAGATAATTTTTAAGCTCTTCCAGCATCATTAGTCACCTCAGGAAGTCTTCGGTGTGTTCTCGATAGATCCGCTGACAATTGAATTTACAGTGAGATTGAGAGGCTGTAAATTTGATATATCGAGGTAGAGGAAGCTGTTGATGTCCTTGGCTCTGCCATTTCCGTAGAGTTTTATCTTGTATGTTCTGAGATCCTCGACGAACTTGTAATCATCAGAGTATTCAAGCTTTCCGCCCTTGCTTGTGCCAAGTCCCATAAAGTAGTTCTTTGCAATGCCGATAACCGCATGACCTGCCTCTACTCCGACAGACTGTATGATGTCAGTAGGGAAAGGAAGTACATTGTAGCGGTATTCTCCGCCAGCAGTGAGCAGCGTCGTTGCAGGGAGTATCTTGGTGAAGTAGTCAACAGGATTGCAGATGAGTATAACTTTGGATATTGCTCTGGGCTTGTTGAAGGCATCCTTTGCAAGATTAGCAAGAAGAGCACCATATGATACCACATCAAAAGATGTGACCGCAGTTGCAGTTTTTCTTGCATAACCTGTGGTCTGATTGAGATTTCCTGTGAAATTTCTTGTCATACCTGTAGGCTGTTTAAGACCGTTTCCGTCTACAAGACCAGTCTCAAGACCGACAGCAAGGGCATCTGTAAGCACACCGCGGCAGTACGCATCCAGCCATGAAGGTCCAAGATCAAGCATGTCCTGTGTGCAGAACATATAAGCTGAAAGCTTGCAGGCTGTCATGTCGAGCACATCCAGGGCGCCACTGAGTTTCTTGACAAGCTCAGTATTGAGTTCGTCCCATGTAGCTGCCTGAGCTCCCTGTCCGTTCAGTACCCACTTAGATGCAGCCCCTGTATTCGTAAAGTCAATGAAATCCAGAAGAGGATGCTCATTTTTTACATCTTCCATGACAGCATCTATAACTGTAGGAGGCAGTGAAGACGTTATATTCGTAATAACTCCTTCCTGCTTTGCAGAGGCTATAAAGTCCTCATAGAACTTTGTCTCTTCGGTTGTGAGCTGTCTCACTCCGCGAGCAGCAAGAATTGAGCGGTCTGTCGCCTGTACTACTCCATTAGCCTGCTCCATGATACGCTCTTCAACAAAGAGCTGCCATTCGTTCATAGCCGCGCTCATGGCTTCTGTGTCGTTGTTTCTGACACTATCAGCAAGCTTATTCATTATCTCGTTTTTTCTCTGCTGAAGTGCATCAAGATTTTTGATACTCATAGTTTTTCATCCTTTCATTACTTGAAATATTTCATAAAGCTATCAACTACGGTCTCATCTGATATCTGATTTGATCCGGTCTCAGCTTTAAAGTCAATTGTGCAGGCGAGCGCACAAACCTTTTCTATTCGGTCAGCGTACTGCTTTGCCCCATTTGCTTTTGCAGACTGTAACGCCTGCCGTGCTGCCTCAATGTTGATATCCTTATCTGAATACTCATCTGCAAAGCCGTATTCTATACACTGTTCTGCTGTCAGATAGGTCTCAGCATCGAGCAGTTCAACAAGCCTTTCCTCGGATATTTTGCCGCCGGATCTCACAAGATAAGCCTGCCGTGCTGCCTCATTGAGCACATCCAGGTCATCAGCTGCTTTTCTCAGTTCCTTAGCATTTCCTATTGCTGTGGTCCATGCATTATGAATCATCATTACGGCATTTTTCGGCATAACGATCCTGTCGGCTGCCATTGCAATAACTGATGCGACTGAACAGGCGAAGCCGTCTATATATGCTGTTACATTTGCAGGATGCCTGCGAAGCTGATTGTAGATAGCTACGCCCTCTTTTACGGATCCTCCGAGACTGTTAATGTACAGATTGATCTGACTGATGTCCTTGTACTCTGCCAACTTGTCACGGAAGTAGTCAGCTGATGTCTCAGACTTGATCTCTACACCATTCCACCAGTCATAGGAATCTGCTTCAACAGCAGAATATATGTACAGGTCAAGTGCCTCAGGAACTTCTGCCTGCTGCTTTATCTCCCAGAATGCTTTCATTATTCCTCACCACCTTTCATTGTCATGTCAGCTGTTGTATAATTCTTAGTCATATAGTGCTGCTTTGACCAGTTTTCACCGATCTCATGGCAGCCTGCCTTCTCTCTTGTTTCATCGATACTGAAGAAACCACAGGCGATGAGCTTGTCGATCTTGTCGGCTATTCCGAATATATCGATGTGCTTGATAGTTGACGTGTCTGCTTCGATATAATTACCGTGAATGATCTCGATCGGTGAAAACTGCTTGCTTGTGAGTTCCTCAGAGATAAGGTCTGCAAGAGGATCAATGCAGTTTGTCAGCATTATATCGTATGAGTCCTTCAGTCCTGCTACATCCCCGCATACAAGAGCAGATGGTATCTTGAAAGCCTGAGCTGCTCTTGCAAGTGCTCCGTCTACAAGTCTGCTGATATCACTGACATCATTTTCACCTTTAGAATTTCCATTTTTCACATCGTATGAGTAGCCTTCGAAAAGAGGTAGGACGCTATTCATGGAACTGTCAAAATAACTCTTGAAGTAATTCTCCATAAGCTGCTTGAACTTTTCTTCAAACTTAACATCACCCTGAGCTTTAGCAGTTATGTTGAGTATACCTTTCTCTTTGCCGTTTCTGATATATTTGTGCGATGCACTTGATATCAACTGCTGATACATAGCAAAAATACTGTCTATAATGCTTTGTACATCATTGTTGGAATACCGGAAATAGTAGACGTCGCTCATCCCGAAAGGACGCTGGAACGTAAAGTTTCCTCTTGAAACATCGGAAAAAACTGTTTCTGTCAGGACATATTCATCTTTCGAGAACGAATCTGCTATTATCTTTTCTTCTCCCCAGGGTACGACAAGACACTCTCGCCTGTATAACAGCTTGCATATCACTTCCTGCCAGAACTGCGTAGAATTCTGATTCTTATTAGGACGATAATTCAGATTCACCCATTCGTGCTGCCGTATCTCTTTCCCCTGCTTATATGTTCGGAACTCACATTTTGACATAAGCCCGGCTATCATTTCAATGGTCGTGAAGAGAGCAAACGCTTCAAGCGCTACACCTGTCTGTATATCTGATCTCCAATTATCAACAACGATCTGCCCGGATGTGTTCTTTCCGAAAAGTCTGCCAAGAAAGTCAACGATCTTCATTTTGTGTTCTCACCACCTCTCAGTATGAAAATACTCCGATATCAAGTATCGGAGAACTTGCAGTGTTCTGATAGCTGTCAAGCACATCTGATGCGCACTCGGCAGCAACAAAAGCTTTGAAAGTATCAGTCTTTCGTGACTTTGGCTCGATCTTTCCGTAAGTGATATTGCCTTTGGTGCTGGTCTCAGTCTTAGAGTTGTTGCACATCCACCGCATCACAGGTGAATCGCCCCACGCAAAACGATGATTGACAAATCCACTTGTTATGAGCGGTACTCTTCTCATTTCATCACTCGGACGTATCCGCATTACATTGCCGTAGTCCTTGTCTGCGGACAAATTTATCTCAAGAAGTGCCTTCTTCAGAAGTGCATAACGGTAATCATCAATACCCGCTTGTAATATCTGGGCATTACGCTTCTTTGCTTCATTCTCCAGCCACAGGCACGGCAGCTCCGGCGGTATTTCAGCCGCATCAACAAATGTTACCAATCCCAGCGCCTCCCACTCTCTGAGCGGTGGTTTTATCCTGTGTAGGTCAGCTGATTCCGAACATATCCATGTATGAGAAAGCCAGTAGTCGATACCTCCCACTCGCCACAACAGTCCTGCTCCGAGAAAGTCGTTTGTCTTCATGTAGTCAATACCGGCTACACAAGGTCTGCCAAATATCGCCTCTTCAGCAATAGGGATATTAGTAGCCAATATGTTTTCCCATGTGGTGACTTCGTTTTCACGAACTTTCGGCGGCCTGTTCATTCGCTTGGTCATGAATGATACATTCGCTGCCGGATTAATGCAGTAATCGTAATATTCCAGTTCCATTTCCTGCATAAGATCCGGAAGGAAAGGCAGCGACGGATTAGCCTTAGTCCAGTTAAGCTTATCGTGAACTTCTTCTTCCGAATCAAGCCTGCATACAAACGGCAGCTGACCGTTATCAAGAACTCTGCCTTCAAGGATATCAAGTGCCCTTTCCTTCATGTGGTCTAAAGGCCCTTCTCTAACTTCTCCGTCTGTAGTACAGTATGTCCTTCTCGGGAACTTCTTCTTACCAGTGCCGGTTGTAGCTACATCTATCAGCTTGTAGTTTTCATAAGCGTGTATTTCGTCAAAATCTACTTTTCCGGGACGTCCTCCGTCTTTGGTCTTGGCGTTTGCAGTCCGGAAGCGGAATTCAGATTTTGTGTCGGTACAAGTGATCAGTTCCTTCGTCCAGTCAAAGTGACGTTCCATTATCCGAGAGTTATTTTCCAGAACGTTGTAGACATCATCCCATGACGTCTTTGCCTGTTCCTCGGATGTCGCGAAAATATCTATGTTGTACTCTTGAATACCGTTCGTTTTCGTAAGAAGACAAAAGTCCTCAAAGCCTAAATATCCATTCTTTCCTGCTCCACGCCCTACATAGATAAAGAGTATCGGGAATCGGAGCCTTCCGTCAGAGGTATATACGCAGTTATGCAGCGCAAAACAGAATTTTTCCCATTCAAACAGCTTGAACGGAAAATACTTCTGATAACTCAGATACTTGTTCAGCTGCTCCTGATCTACTCTCAGATCCTCAAATGAAAAAGCCTTTTCGACAAAATCACAAAGCAGATACTGTTCCTTACAGCACCTGTATTTGCCGGAACGTACAAGTCTGATATAATCGTCGATCTCATTACAGTTCGTCATCCTCTGACTTCACCCGGACCGTATCTGTATCAAGACCGAGCTGTTTGAGAATTGCCAGCATAGCCTTGTTGGTATCTCTGAGTTCCTTTATCGATGGGTTAGGCTTTTTCACCGCACGTCCTGTACAAGTGACATCGTCGATGACTGTGCCACGCTCCTTGATGTCCTTCTTCAGAGCTATGCAGACCTTGTGCATCACCTCATAATCGGCTATAAGCTCTGTGAAAGCATCAATGTCAGCATTCCGGGCTTTCAGTTGATCAATCAGTGATTTTTTGATGTTTTTTGCCATTTTTTCAACCTCCTTCGATAAAATCACACTTTATTCTTTAAAAGGCATATATAATAATTTTTTTATTTCACGCCAAAAATCTCTTTTGTCTTCTCCCCCCCTCGGTCGAGTCCCCCCGAGAATAAATCATATTTTCTGACCGGGGGGATAAAAAACGTTCACCATTTTTCTTCATTGGTA